ATTGGTCAGGATACATTCCAGCCACGTATCGGATTTAAGACCAGATACGGAATGGTTCTTAACCCATTTGCTAAGGGACTTACAGCACTTACTAACTCTGATCCACAGCATAGCTCCAACGTTGGTGCTAACGCTTACTACAGAAGAGTTAAGGTTGCTAACCTAATGTAAGCGAGTCGCTTATATTCTTCTAAAGAGACCTTCGGGTCTCTTTTTTTATGTCTAAATACTACTATGAAAGCATTTTCCCCTGACAACAAGAACTTTCTATCACCCGTCGGTTTTAAATTCCTTATAGAGAGGATACCTACGGTAGAATTCTTCTGTCAAACAGTTAATATACCTGAGATAAGCATAGGTAACAGAACTATTGAGACCAGAGTGAAAGCATACGACACACCTGGTGACAAGATGACCTTCGGTGATCTTAACTTGACGTTCATGATCAATGAGAACATGGATAATTACTATGAAATATACAAATGGTTGAAGGGATTAACTAACCCCAAGGAAGAACAAGAGTTTATGAACTACATGATGGGAGTGAAGGAACCAGGTAGAAAAGGTAACTTCCAAAAAGCGACAACAGATGCTAGACTGTTAGTGTTAGACAGTAACATGAACACTATAACTACTACAGTCTTCATGAATTTATTCCCTACAAGTTTGAGTGGAGTAAGATTCTCAGCAGATCCTACTGACATTGACTACGTAACTGCTGATGTCACATTCAAATACACCCTACTAGAATTCATAGATAGCGACGGAAACAAAGTCTGATATATAATATAGAAGAGATACAGTATGAATCTTGAATTGATTGAGAACCTCTGGAAGGAGGACTCTAAACTTGATGATGAAAAACTAGACCATGATTCCCTTGCCATACCAAGGAAACATGCTAAGTATCTACAGTTACTGAATCAAGTAACAGTGCTTAGAGATGAGCACGAATTAAAAATTAAGTCACTTTACCGTGAACTCTGGGAATTTTATACGGGAAAATCTGAAAAGCCATTTCCTACTAAACTTCTAAAGACAGACATCGCCATCTACATAGATGCTGATGAAAAATACCAGAAGGCTGTGTTCAAGCTCAAGTATTATAACCAGATGATTGATACTCTTAAGAGTATACTAACGGCTGTGAACAATCAATCGTTTCATATCAAGAATGCGATTGAGTTTGCCAAAATGCTGAAGGGTTATGATGTCTGATGTTCTAATAAAGAAGAAGAACGAAGTATATCTTACAATTAATTGCGATCCCCACGTACAATACGAGTTGGCAGACGAGTTCACCTTCGAGGTGCCTCAAGCAAAGTTCATGTCTGCGTATAAAAAACGCTATTGGGATGGAAAAATCAAACTATACAGTCCAGCTACAGGTGAGATATATGCTGGCCTCCTACCTTACGTTACAACTTTTTTACAGGAACGAGGGTACCCATACGAGTTCGTTGACAACAACGTCTACGGACTTCCAGAGGAAGTGGATGACCTTGTTACGCCCGCTGCTGTCGGGGAATTTGTTAAAGGACTTCGACTACCCCATCAGGTAAGAGATTACCAGTACCAAGCAATCTACGAAGCAATGAGACACAGGAGAAGACTGCTCCTGTCACCTACTGCTAGTGGTAAGAGTCTAATGATATACTCACTCTGTAGATACTTTGGTATGAAAGACCTTAAAACGTTGATTGTAGTGCCTACTACGTCCCTTGTAGAGCAAATGTACAAGGACTTCCGAGACTATGGTTGGAACGCAGCACACTATTGCCACAAAGTATATGGTGGTGCGTCGCCATTTTCTGATAAGGATGTTATAATAACTACATGGCAGTCCATCTATAAACTACCTAAGAAATACTTTGAAAACTTCGGAGCTGTCATAGGTGACGAAGCACATCAGTTCAAAGCAAAGTCTTTGACTGGTATCATGAACAAGTTACATGACTGTAAGTATAGAATAGGGTTCACTGGTACTTTAGATGGGTTACAGACCAACCGTCTGGTCTTAGAGGGTGTGTTTGGCACGTGTGCTAAGGTCACCAAGACTGAGAACCTTATCAAACAAGGTCACCTGTCTGAGTTTGAGATTAAAATACTCATGCTTAAGCACAGGTATGAACCATTTGATACTTATCAGGATGAGATGGAGTACCTCTGCTCCCATGAAGGTCGCAATAGATTCATTCGTAACCTCGTATGTGATCTAGAAGGCAACACTTTGGTCTTGTTTAACTATGTTGAGAAGCATGGGATGCCACTTTTCGATTTGATAAATAATCACATAGACGATTCTAGACAGTCCTTTCTCATCTATGGAGGAGTAGATACAGAGGACAGGGAGAAAGCAAGACAGATCGCTGAGACCACGACAAACAGTATAATCGTGGCATCATACGGTACGTTTTCCACTGGTATTAACATAAGGAACCTACACAATGTAGTGTTCGCTTCCCCCAGTAAATCTAGAATAAGGAATTTACAGTCAATCGGACGTGTGCTCCGTAAAGGAGACAATAAAAGAAAAGCTGTACTATATGATATAGCAGACGATATCTCTAAGAGTGGTCGTCGCAACTATACTCTCAATCATTTGATTGAACGTGTTAAAATATACAATGAAGAGTCATTTGATTATGAATTTATTGATGTCAACCTACAAACGAAATAGATATGCCTACTGAAGAATTTTTGGGTGCAATTAAACTTATCTCTGGAGAGGAGGTACTATCTAAAGTCTCACGTGTGGACGATGATAACGGTACTTACCTAGTATTAGAGGATCCTATAGTGGTTGAAGAGATTACTATGGACTCTAGAGTAGGAGCTAAGGTGTCACCATGGATGAAGTTCTCTAAAGAGAGATCATTCATCGTACCTATGGATAGAATCATCACATGTGTAGAGTGTGACAATGAAGTTAAACTGTTTTATGAGATGTCTGTTGATAAAGTCTTACCAGATGACCCTTCAGAAGGTCCTAAGAACCAAGGTAGGGTCGGTTCTGTAGAGGAATCCAGAGAAACTCTGGAGAATATCTTTAAGAAGAAAAATAAATGGTCCTAATTACCCTTGAACCTGCTACACAGTTAGTGTACACATATTTCAGACCCTTGTCAAGCCTTGACTTTGGGACTGTAACAAAGTATAATTAGAACAACAGCGGACGATCATGAAAAAGAAGTCAGAACACTACGTTAACAACAAAGAATTCCTCCTAGCACTGGTGGATTTCAGAGCAGAGTGTAAGGCTGCCGAGGAAAAGGGTGACCCCAAACCTCGTATCAACAATTACATTGGAGAATGCTTTCTCAAGATCGCTACGCACCTGTCATACAAACCAAACTTCGTTAACTATATGTTCAGAGAGGACATGATATGTGATGGAATTGAAAATTGTGTACAGTATATCAATAATTTTGATCCCGCTAAGTCTAGTAATCCTTTTGCTTATTTTACTCAGATTATATACTATGCCTTTCTACGTAGGATATCCAAAGAGAAGAGACAATTAGAGATAAAGAACAAAATTATAACAAAATCAGGGTACGATCAGTTGTTCCATACTGATGGCAACGACAACCACTCTGACATGAACAGTATAAAAGAGAACGTACAGGTTAAATCAAATTGAATATAGCAATAATAACAGATCAGCACTTCGGTGCTAGGAAGTCTAGTCGAATTTTTCATGATTACTTTAAAGATTTTTACGACAACGTATTCTTTCCATACTTAGAAGAGAATAATATAAAAGTATTGCTAGATTTAGGGGATACTTTTGACAATAGAAAGAATGTAGACATCTGGTCAGTAGACTGGGCGAGAAATAATTACTTCAATCGACTACAAAAAATGGGGGTCGAGGTTCATTCCCTTGTGGGTAACCATACTGCCTATTATAAGGACACAAACACCGTAAATACACTGGATAATTTCCTTGGTGAGTACGACAACGTACACATATATTCTGAACCAACACAGGTGATGATAGGTGACCTAGAAATACTGTTTGTACCATGGATAAATGCTGAAAATCAGGAGAATACCTACCGAATGATAGAGGAAACCACTGCTACAGTAGCAATGGGACACCTTGAACTCAATGGGTTTGAAGCACACAAGGGCTTCACCATGACACATGGCATAGATAAGAACCTTTTTGCTAGATTTGACCAAGTTTTTAGTGGTCACTACCACACTAAGTCACACCATGGTAACTGTCACTACCTAGGTAATCCATATCAAATATACTGGAACGACTGGGGTGACGAAAGAGGGTTCCATGAGTACAATACGACCACAAAAGAGAAGAAATTCATAGAAAATCCCTATCGTATCTTCGACAAGATTTTTTATGACGAGAGGAAACTACCTGACGCTAGACAGTACAAGAATAAGATGGTGAAAGTCATCGTTGAGAACAAGAAAGACACTGCTAAGTTTGAATATTTCATCTCACAACTGTATATTAATGGTGTACATGACATCAAAGTTGTAGAGGATTCCGCACTAGATGGAGAACTATCAGACGACCTAGATATAGAGAAAGAAGATACCCTAACCATCCTAGAAAACTATGTAAATGGCATGGAATACCATGATAAGGAGGGTATCAATACAATTTTAAAATCTCTATACATAGAGGCACTGGAACTTGTTTGATGTACATCCTAGCACTCAAAGGAAAAGAAGATATGGGTGCGTATTCTATTGATAAGGACGGTAAAAAGACACTTTATCTCTTTGTTGACAAAGACGACGCAATACGCTATGCTGGGTTATTGGAAGCTAACGACTATCCACTCTTGAGTGCGATAGAAGTATCAGCAGACGAGGCGATTGGTACTTGTAAAAAGTATAACCATCCATATTATGTGATCGAACCAGATCAAATAGTGATACCTCCTGATTTTTAATTTGTCTAGATTATGATTGTTTTTGAGAAAGTTCGTTGGAAGAATTTCCTATCAACTGGAAATGCTTTTAGCGAAGTTGACTTGAAAGGTAGTCCCTCCACGCTCGTAGTAGGTTCCAACGGGGCAGGAAAAAGCACGATGCTCGATGCCATCTGCTTTGTCCTGTTCAAGAAACCGTTCCGTAAGATATCACAAGCACAACTCATCAATGCTGTCAACGAAAAGGACATGATGGTGTGTATAGAGTTCACAATAGGGTCAACACATTGGCAAGTGAACCGTGGTGTCAAGCCAAATATATTTGAAATTTTTAGAGACGGTACAGCACTCAATCAGGAGTCAAATCAACGTGATCAACAGGTCTGGTTGGAGCAATCTGTACTAAAATTAAACTATAAATCATTCACACAGGTAGTCATACTAGGTAGCAGTACCTTCGTACCTTTCATGCAACTCACAGCACCCAACAGAAGGGAAGTTATAGAGGATTTGCTTGATATTAAGGTGTTTTCTACCATGAATGACATCCTCAAAGGTAGAGCAAAAGGACTGCGTGACAGTATAACTCAACAGCAGTATGATCTTGACCTAGTGAAGGAGAAAGTAGAGATACAACAGCGATTTATAGCAGATATTAAGCAACAACAGGCAGATACTAAGGCAAAGAAAGGTACGGATATCCACACTATACAGCAGTCCATTGATGAACTAGAGGAGGACATCATAAATGCCTCAGAACAGGTAGATTTACTCCAAAATGAGGCAGATAAGGTAGGTGATGTGTCATCTAAACTGAATGAACTGAAGGTGTACCAGTCTAAGTTCAAAGACAAAAAGAAAACACTTAATAAGGAGATGAAATTCTATGAAGAAAACGATAGATGCCCAACTTGTAGCCAAACTAT